TGGCCGGCAAAGGATCGACTTCCGCGCCGCGTCTATCGTAATTGCTACCACCAGGGGCAAGGATCAGACTGTGAGCAAGTGCCGGGCGATTTGGGATGATGGCGCGCTCCACGTTTTCGGCAGATATGGCAAGATTATGGAAATCAGCGCAAACCGGCCAACCCGAGCAAAGGGGATCCGGGGCGCATACAGGACGGAGACCGAACTAGGCCCGGCCATTATCCGGCCGCAGTGCATGATCTGTGCGGGCTGGTGGAGGGTGGCGATGAAGTCGGCTAGGAGTCTGTTGGATGGCAGCTAAGAAGAAAGTGGCGAAGAAAGGCCGGCCGTCTGCGTACAAGCCCGAGTTTGATGAACAGGCCAGAAAGCTGTGCGAGCTTGGTGCAACAGACCTTGAGCTGGCTGATTTTTTCGGGGTCAGCGGCCGCACAATCTACCGATGGGCGCAACGCCATGAGTCTTTTTGTCAGTCCCTAAAGGCGGGCAAGGAAGCGGCTGACGAACGCGTCGTCAATAGCCTGTACCGCAAGGCGGTCGGGTATGAGCAGGAAGAGGTCAAGATTTTCATGCCGGCTGGGGCAGAAGAGCCCGTTTACGCGAAGTACATCGCGAAGCACGCGCCGGACACCACGGCCGCGTTGTTTTGGCTCAAGAATCGCCGACCGGACGAATGGCGAGACAAACAGAACCACGAAATCACCGGCAAGGATGGCGGACCGATACAGACGGCAACCGTCGATGCCGCGAAACTGAGCACCGGAGCATTAAAGGAGCTGCTCAATGCCCGCAGTTCCGAAGCTGACGAATGAAGACTGGCTGAATATCGAGCGCGAGCTATGCGCCCGGAGCCTGTCGGAATTCGTCAAGATGGCCTGGCCGGTATTGGAGCCGGGGCAGCCGTTTATCCACGGTTGGCACATTGACGCCATAGCCGAGCACCTGGAAGCGGTCACGTCCGGGGATATTTCCCGGCTGCTTGTGAACGTTCCGCCGGGAACCATGAAAGCTCTAGACGAGAATGTGCCAATTTTGACGCTAGACGGCTGGAAGCGTCACGGCGATCTTTGCGCGGGTGATTATGTTTTCGGGCGCGATGGGTGCCCCAAGCGGGTACTGGCCGTCACGCCGGAAGTTATGGAGCCATCATATCGGCTGGATTTTGATGACGGCAGCTCCATCGAAGCGGGCGCTGCGCATGAGTGGGTGGTTGAGCGCGATTGTTGCGACTCATCCACCGGGTGGAAGCGGGTGCGCAGGTCAGTGACGGTTGAGACGCGAGACTTGATTTATGGAGACCGGCCTGATCGAATACCGGTCTCGAATGAGATCTACCAGCCGAAGAGGGGGCTGCTGATTGATCCATACCTTCTCGGGGTGTGGCTTGGTGATGGCGCAACTAAATCAGGGTGCATCTATTGCGCAGATGAGGATTATGAGGCGCTTGCGCATCTCGGAGAATTGAGCCACACAACGAAAGCGGGGGGAACAAGAAACCAAGACTTCCATAGAATCCGGGTTGACGGATTGCAGTCCGCGCTTAGGGCCGCGGGGCTATTGGGAAACAAGCATGTCCCAGATAACTACCTACTGGCATCAGCCGAGGATAGATTGGCCCTGCTTCAGGGGCTTCTTGACACGGACGGGCATGTAGCGCCGAACGGGATTGCGGAGTTCACAAACAAAAACAAGAAACTAGCGGATGCGGTTTATGAGCTTGCGGCAATGCTTGGCGCAAAGCCGTTCATAAAGAGCCGATACACCACTCTCAACGGAAAGCGTTACGGGCCACATTACAAAGTTTCTTTTGTTCCCCCCAAAGGGGTTCGTGTTTTCAGACTGCAAAGAAAGCAGGACAAGGTAAGGCAAAGCGATAACCCGAGAACGTTTTGCCGGTATCTTAAGAAACTAGAGGGTGTAGGTAACCGGAAGGTAAAGTGCATCCAAGTTGAAGGCGGTGTGTACCTTGCGGGCAAGTCGCTTGTGCCAACACACAACTCCATGCTGTGCGGCGTTTTCTGGCCGGCTTGGGAGTGGGGACCGAAAGGGCTTCCCGCTACTCGGATCATCGGTGCAAGCCATGAGGAAGGACTGGCGACCCGAGATAATCGCCGAATGCGCCACCTGATTCAGTCCGACTGGTATCAGGAACGATGGCCGATTGGCCTGATCGGCGATCAGAACGCAAAGACCTATTTCGAGAACGACCAGACCGGATGGCGGCAAAGCTGCCCGGTCAAGTCCATGACGGGCAAGCGTGGTGACAGGGTGCTGTGGGACGACCCGCACAGCGTTGAATCCGCCATATCAGACGCACACCGAGAAACAGCGCTCCGGGTATTTCAGGAGACGCTACCGACGCGCCTGAACAATCCAGATAGATCAGCCATTGTGATTATCATGCAGCGGCTGCACGAGCGCGACGTGTCCGGGCTGATCCTGGAGAACGATTACGGGTATGAGCACCTGTGCCTGCCGATGGAATTCGAGCGGGGCAGAAAGTGCGTCACCGGGATCGGGTTTGAAGATCCACGGACAGAGGAAGGCGAGCTACTGTTTCCCGAGCGCTTTCCGCAGGAGGTGGTGGACCGGGACAAAAAGATCATGGGCACTTACGCCTATTCCGGTCAAATGCAACAGCGGCCGGCCCCAAGGTCTGGCGGTTTCTTTGATTGGGAGAAGCTGCAAATTGTCCAGGCTGTGCCGAAGCTGGCGAAGGTCATTCGCTATTGGGACAAGGCCGGCACAGAAGATGGCGGAGCATGGACGGCCGGCGTCAAGATGGCCCGGACGAAAGATGGTGAATACATCGTATTGGATGTTGTTCGCGGGCAGTGGGCAGCGCCAAGGCGAGAGGCTGTAATCAGGCAGACTGCCGAATCCGATGGCCGTGAGGTCAAGATATGGATCGAACAGGAACCCGGCTCCGGCGGGAAAGAATCAGCCGAGGCCACGATCAAGAATCTAGCTGGCTTCACCTGCAAGGCCGAACGGGCAACGGGCGATAAGGCTGTAAGGGCTGAGCCGTACTCGGTGCAGGTAGAGGCCGGCAACGTAAAGCTACTGAAGGCCGACTGGAACCAGGCTTATATCGACGAACACAAGTCATTCCCGGTCGGGAAATTCAAGGATCAGATTGATGCGGCTAGTGGCTCATTTAATCGACTGTCGAGAGCCGAGCCAACCCCGCTATTCGGGACCTATGGGAACCAGTAAAGCATGGCGAACAAATTGACTAACCTATTTCGCCGGGGAGACCCGGAGAAGGAGCAGCCGGACACGCCTGATGCTGACTGGCAAGCCATGTCCGAGTTTTGGGGCAAGGTTTCGGATGTTGTCGAGGGGCGTGATGCGATCATCCGCGCTGGTGAGCGCTATCTGCCTAAGTTCCCGAACGAGACGCGCAAGGATTACGATCTCCGGCTCAAGACCGCCAAGTACACCAATGTTTACCGGGATATCGTCGAGGGCTTGGCGCAAAAGCCATTCGCCCATGAGTTGACGCTTGCAAATGAGGATGCGCCGGAGCGTCTTTTCGAGCTCCTAGAGGATATTGACGGCAGAGGGAATCATCTCCACGTATTCGCGGCAGAGACGTTTTTCAGCGGCATCAATAACGCACTGGACTGGATTCTGGTCGATTACACACGCGCCGATGGGCTGCGCACTGTCGAGGATGAACGCCAAGCCGGAGTAAGGCCGTACTGGGTTCACATCCCTGCCGACCGGGTTATCTGGGTCGAGTCCGAGGTGATCCAAGGCCGTGAGCAACTAATCAAGGCCAAGATTCTTGAAGAAAAGGGCCGGGTCAAGACATTCGTTCGCGAAGGCGACAACGTGTCCTGGTTCGTCGAGGAAGAGGGCAAGGATGATATCTGGACAATTGTTGATGAGGGGCGCATCACTATCGGAGTAATCCCGATGGTGCCGTTCATTACCGGAAGGCGTAAGGGTGCCAAGTGGCAATTCTACCCGCCGATGAAAGATGCGGTCGATTTGCAGATCGAGCTATACCAGCAGGAAACCGCCCTGAAGCACATCAAGACGCTGACCTGTTTCCCAATGTTGGCCGGTAACGGGGTTCAGCCGGAGACGAATGCAGACGGTACGCCTCAGCCTGTACCCGTTGGCCCGCAGGCTGTTTTGTACGCGCCGCCCAATGCGGACGGCAATCACGGCGCATGGGAATGGATCGTCACCAACGCCGATACGCTCCGGTTCCTGGCCGAAGACGTAAAGCAGACGGCTAAAGAGCTCAGAGAGATTGGACGCCAGCCATTGACCGCGCAAAGCGGCAATCTAACTGTGATTACAACCGCCTTTGCAGCCGCTAAGGGGAACAGCGCGGTTCAGGCGTGGGCCATGGAGCTAAAGGATGCGCTGGAAAACGCTCTGAAGTTGACGGCCATGTGGCTGGGCATCGACTTCGAGCCGGAGGTCAGAGTGTTCACTGACTTCGGCATTGATGACCAGGATGAAAACCCGCTTGAACGCCTGCTCAAGATGCGAGAGCTTGGCGACATTTCGCAAATCACGCTTTGGGAGGAGTTCAAGCGACGTGGGGTGTTGAGCCCCGAGTTCACCGCCGAAAGGGAAGTTGAGGAGCGGCTGTTTCTCGAAATCCCCGGAGGCGATGAGTAACTGCCCGGATGGGTAACAGCAAACCTTGGATGAGGTAAATCATGAAACTGAAGACCGTTGAAATTGAGGGCAAGACCTACGCCGAAATCAAAGACGGGAAGCCCGTCTATGTTGACGATGACGGAAAGGAAACCGCCTACGATGCGCCCGCGATGCACCAGACCATCGGCAAACTGAATCGTGAGGCACAAGGCCACAGAGAGGCCAAGGAGGAGCTTGAGTCAAAGGTCAAGGCGTTTGAGGGCATCGACCCTGAAAAAGCGCAACAGGCCATCAAGACGCTCAAGAATCTGGACGACAAGAAGCTGATCGACGCGGGCGAAGTCGAGCGCGTGAAGCAGGAGACCGCGCAGGCGTATCAGAAGCAGCTTGAAGAAGCCAAGAAGCAAGCCGACGAACTACAACAGCAGTATGCAGGAGAGAAGATCAACGCTGCGTTTTCAGGCTCGAAGTTCGTCACCGAAAAGCTGGCGATCCCGCCGGACATGGCTCAGGCCACGTTTGGTCGTCACTTCAAGTTCGACAACGGGCGCATCAGCCCCGTCGATCAGAATGGCAATCCAATTTACTCGGACTCCAATCCTGGCGACGTGGCGAACTTTGATGAGGCGCTGGAAAAGATCGTCTCGCAGTATCCGCACCGTGACCGCATCCTCAAGGGCTCCGGTCAGAGCGGTTCGGGCTCCGGCCCCGTTGATAGCGGTGGCCGCCGAACCGTAACCCGTGAGCAGTTCGAATCCATGCGGCCTGACGAACGTCAGAAGTTCGCTGCTTCGGCTGCGAAGGGCGAGGTTCAGATTACCGACTGATTATTTCAACCATGACCAATGCTTGCCGGTCTTGATGTTGCTGATTGTAGATGGGTCGACGCCAAATCGTTTAGCCAGAGAAGTTTGGGTGTGTGTGCTCACGAGCCGCCTTATCTCTAGCACATTGCTTGCTGTAAGACGGCTTTGCCATTGGCGCTCACCACGGTTAGATGTTTTGTGCTTGACGCGATCCGCTTGGTTTTCTGTTGGGGTGGCCCAGTAAAGATGATTGGGGTTAACGCATCCTTGGTTTCCCATTCCGCAAGAGTGGGCGCATTCGTGGATTTCCGATGGCGCTGGCCCCTTTGCTTGCTCCAGCATGAATCTAGACGCCGTTGTCAGGACAGAGCCGCGACTTGGGTCGTGGATTCTTCCATAGCCGTCTTTGCCGATATGGAAGGGCCATTTAAGGCAGTCATCGCCCTTGTGCGTGGCATGCTGTTCAATCCAGTCAAGGGCTGGTCGAGGGACTCCGGGGCGTGCCTCTGGGTCCCCATGCCTTCGGAGTCTTTGGTAGTGCAGAGAGCAATACCCTAGTTTTCCGTTTTCACATCTATGTGCGTTACGTTCGCAGGACTGCACAGCGCACGGCTTGAATTTTTGATTCATGGTTGCGGCTCATGATGGGATTTAACACCTATTATACCACGACCGAAGTACCCCGGATGGGGTTAAGCGTTAGTCGGATGACTATTTTTCATTCACTCCATTAGAGGTATTTACCATGAACACTTTGACCAATCTAATCCCGAGCTTGTACGCAGGCCTGGATACCGTGTCCCGAGAGCTGGCCGGGTATATCCCGGCGGTGGGGCGAAACGCAACCGCTGATCGCGCTGCCGTCGGGCAGTCGGTCACTTACCAGATCACCGGCGCTGCCAATGTCTCGAACGTCAGCCCGGCCATGACTGTGCCGGAGCCGACCGACCAGGCTGTCGGTAGTGACCAGATCGTGATCACCAAGTCCCGCGCTGCCGAGTTTGGCTTTGCAGGCGAGGAAGTGCTGGGCCTGAACAACAATGGCGCGGGCTTTTCTCAGACGCAGGCGGACATGTTCGCTCAGGGCCTTCGGGCGCTGGTGAACGAAGTCGAGGGAGACCTGGCCGCTGCTGCTGTTGGTGGCGCATCGCGCGCTCACGGTTTCCCGGGCGATCTGCCGTTCCAGTCGAACATCAACGATATGTCGCAGTTGGGCAAGATCCTTTCTGATAACGGCGCGCCGCTTTCCGAGCGGCAGTTGGTGGTCAACACCACGTCGGGCGCGTCGCTGCGCACGCTGTACGGGATCAACACGGACCGGGATTTCTCTCAGATGCCGTTCCAGCAGCAGGGAGTTTTAATCACCCCGCATGGAATGTCCGTTCGTGAAACCGGCCAGAGCGTATCGCACACCAGCGGCACGGCGTCCGGCGCGACTACGGACAATGCTGGATACGCTGTCGGCGCGACCGTGATCACGCTTGCGTCTGCTGGTACTGGCACGATACTGGAGGGTGACGTGATTACCTTTGCGGGCGATTCCCGTCAGTACGTTGTGGCATCCGGTGATGCGGACGTTTCCGGCGGCGGCACGATCACGCTCCAGGGTCCGGGGCTCATGCAGGCTATTCCGGCATCCGCAACGGCAATCTCCATTGTCGGCGTGGACGAATCTCCGGCAATCGAAGCTTATGACGCTGCTGGTGTTGCTTTTTACCGCAATGCCATCGTGTTGGCGTCGCGCGCTCCGGCGCTCCCGCAGGAGGGCGACGTTGCTGCCGACCGCACCATGCTGACCGACCCGCGTTCCGGCCTGTCTTTCGAGGTCGCTGTGTATCGCGGCTATCGCAAGACCCGCTATGAGGTCGCGCTCGCTTGGGGCGTCAAGGCCGTTCAGCCGCGTCACATTGCGCTGCTGGTCAGCTAAACCCATTGGCGGGGCCTCGGCCCCGCCTTTCCCTTGGAGTGATCCGATGAAGGTCAGAACGGTTACAGTCAATCGGGGCGGCGTTCCCGTGCGTATCAACGAATCAAGGTTCGATCCTGATCGCGACAAGCTATGGCAGGAAAAAGCCAAGCCGGAAAAAAAGCCGGAAGGTGATTCGGTCAAGGTAGTCGATCAGGGCCGGGGCTGGTTCACTGTAGAGGTCGGCGGCGTCACTGTGACGGACAAGAACGTCCGCAAGGCCGAAGCCGAAGAGATCGCGGCTGAACACCGATGAGCTTCTACGGCACATTGTCCGAGGCAGACGCCTATCACGCGGACCGTGGCAACAGCACATGGACTGGCGACAATGCCGACAAGGAAGTCGCTCTACTCCGAGGCTCGGAGTATATCGACCAGGCGTTCCGATCCAGTTTCCCCGGCCTAAAGACCGGGCTGCGTTCGCAGACGCGAGAATGGCCCCGGTCATGGGCAGTTGATGTTGAAGGTAATGCAATCCCTTCGGATGAAGTGCCGATTGAAGTTGAACACGCATCGTATGAAGCCGCGCTCAGGGAACTAACTGACCCAGGCTCATTGCTGCCCGATTACGATCCTGCAAACCAGTTTAAGCGGTCCAAGGTTGATGTGATCGAGGTTGAGTATGCCGCGCCATTCGGCCCAGGATCAGTGAAGCCGGTCATTACCGCGATTGCCGCAATCCTTCAGCCCATTCTGACGGGTGGCTCATTTTCATCGGTGGCCGGAAGGTCACACAGGATTTGACATGAAGACGATCAAGAACGTATCGAAAAGGCATCGGGCCATCCCTGGTAACCCGGCGCTGATTATCGCGCCCAATGAATCGAAGGACGTCACCGAGAGCGTATTCGAGTCGCTCAAATCGGTTGCTGCCCTTGTCGAGCGCGGGCTTATCGAGGTGTCTGGTGGCAAGCCAGAGCCCGACCCCGAAGAGCCCGAGGAGCGCCAGACCGTTGAAGTCTCGCACCAGGGCGGCGGCTGGTATCGTGTTTACGTCGGCGGCATCGACGTTGCCGAAAAGAATCTGCGCAAGGATGAAGCCGAGGCGATGGCCGCAGAGTACAACTGATGGCTTTCGATTATGCCAGCCTTCGCGATAACGTCGCAACGAAGCTGATTAAGGATTTCGGCAAGCCCGCCATCGTCTTGATGCCCGGTGACGATACGGGCGATCCGTACAATCCGCAGAACTTGCCGGATATAGAGCGCTCTGTGACGTTGATCGAGACCGGCTATTCGCTGAAAGACCGGGACGCGTCTTTGATACAGGTCGGTGACAAGATGGGCCTGATCGCAGCCGAGGGATTCACACCAAAGCTGGACCACAAGATCATCATCGGTGGCGAAACGTATCAGTTCGTTGACGTTCAGCCTCTTAATCCCGGTGGCACTGACATGCTATTCAATTTCGTGGCGCGCAAATGATCCCGAAGACGACCGTAAACTGCAACTTGTTCGATCTGATTGGCGAGCCTGCTGTCGGGGCAGACGTGCGTATCTCACTGACGCGCACGGACAGAGATCCTGATCATGGCGTGATTCATCGCTCGGAGATTCGACCAACGGTTGATGAGGATGGTTTATTCACTGTCGATCTCTGGCCTAATGAGCGCGGGATGGACTCTAGCCAGTACCGAGTCACGATTCCGTCACCCGACCTCAACCGGTCGGAGATTTGGGACACGCTGATTACTGTGCCTGAGGCTGGCCCGGTGGATCTCAGGGACATCGTATCCGCGCCGCCATTCCCGTCTGTGAGTGACGCGCAACAAGCGGAACAGAACGCGCAGGCGGCCGCGGCAGCCGCGCAGGCAGCCGCTGACAGCATCCCTGATCCTACTGGTGAGGCTGCCGGCCGACGTGCTGTAGCTGACGGCGCAGGCGGCTGGGCCTGGGCTGATCCTGGTAGCGGTGGCGGTGGAGACGGTGACGACGGCTGGTCGCCAGTGCTGGCGGTAGTGAGTGACGGTGAGCGACGAGTGCATCAGGTCGCGTCCTGGACTGGCGGCGAGGGCACGCCACCAGGCAGCGGTACGTATATCGGACCGCTGGGTCCAGTCAGTGATATAGCAGACGCAGTGGATATACGAGGCTCTGTCGGTGCTGGTGGCCCGCAGGGTTCAACCGGCCCACAAGGCGACCCTGGCCCGCAGGGTTCAACCGGCCCACAAGGCGACCCTGGCGCTGATGGGATTGGCGTGCCGGTCGGTGGCTCAGCCGGCCAGGTGCTGGCCAAGGCGAGTGCGACAGACCACGACACTGAGTGGGTCACGAGTAGCTCGTCTGCGCGTCCCACAGCAGTGCCCAATGTGGCGCGAGTCAAGGCGTGGGATAATTTTGATCGTGGTGACGGCGGGCTGAACGGTTCGGTCGCGCAGTCTGGGCAGACGTGGATCGCTCACGCTGGTGTGTCGCTAGTGGCCGGCCAGGCCGTATCTGATACCGGCACGGACACGCGCATTTGCCGTGTGCCGGTCGATGAGATGTACGGCGTCCACTATATGTGGCCGGGCGGGAAGCTGCGCACAGCACCCGGGAAAATCTATATTTTGCTTGGTTGGGTAGACGATGACAACTTCGTCTACGGCGGGTTCAACGACGGGAAAATGGAGCTAATCAAGGTCGTTGCGGGCGTCTCAACAACGTACGCGCAGGCTAATCTAGGCCACGCCAACGCGCGATCAGCGGCGCAAAAGTCGGGCTGGGTCACGGCGCACCTATCTAAGGAATCTGGCGGCTTAATCTGGAACGTTGGTATCGCTCATCCGTTCGGTGAATTGCATGCGAATAACGACGCAGACGCAAACACGATCCTCGACACAGCTACTCACGTCGGTCTGATATTTGATGGCCGTGAGACTGGGTGCGAGGAGTGGGTCTATTATCAGCCGGAGTAAGTTATGCTCATACGAGTACCGATGTTGACTGTTGCCGGGACCCGACGGCCTGATCTGCCGGAGGGCTCTGCATACACAATCGTGCAGGACGACGGTGACGCTGCGACAGTTAACGCGCATCACGACGAAATTGATATAGAGCGTTGGGCTGTGGAGCGAGGGACACACACCCCCGCTAGTGTGCGGACTGGACGGTTGTTTATCTCGCTGAGACGGAATCATCCGGACGTTTACCTTGCGGTAATTAACGCGGCTCAATCTGATGGTGATCTTGATCTTGCAATACGGCTGGAGCCGACAATAAGTCGGTCGTCAACGTTATTGGCTGGATTGCAACAGGCGCTTGGCCTGAGCGACGAATGGGTTGATAATTTGTTCAGGACGGCGCTTCTGATTGATTTATAGGTGACGTGATGAGTGATTTACGAGTTTTGATTCGAGACGTGGCTATTGAAGAGGGCGGCCAGCGCAGCGCTGGTGGCACTGCTCAGGTAGGCGAGATCATTGGCATACTCGGCCGCAGATGGCGCGGAGTACCGCTGTGGCAAGCAATGAAAGAGTTTTTGGCTATTCGTTCCAGAGCAGGTAAGACATGAGCATCAAGACCGTAACGACAAACGGTATTGTCCAGTCACTCGTTGTCAAGAACGCCGATGGGCACCTTGCCCTGTACACGCAGGATGGCAAGTTGTTAGCGGGCCAACAGGAAGGCGCTCACTTTTACCGCGTGGATGATGGCAAGGAACGTCACCTGACTTTGCGGCTCGCGTTCGTGATCGACGGCAAAGACGTACAGGTCAAGATGGACGACGGCTGATGCCAGCCAGCCGCCGCACAATCTTACAGCTACTTGATAGCCTTGAGGGACCGATTGCGAAAGCCTTTCGCGAGGCGGTTGCTGGCGTCACGTCCCGCGCGCGCATCAATCAAATCGAGGCCGCTATCAGGCGGGGCGATGTTGAGGCGGTCATGAGAGCGGCTGGCGTTCGTCCTGGTTCGTGGTCGGCCGTGACCGAGGCTGTGCGTAACGGCTATGTCGAGGCCGGGGCGTTCACGATTGCGGCTGATGTTCCGGCGCGGTTAGGCATGGCGTTCAACGTCAACAATCCGCGCGCCGAGGCCTGGATTCGGACGCACTCAAGCGAATGGGTCACAAACATCAATGACGATGTACGCGAGTCGATCCGCGTGGCCCTGAACCAGGGCATGGCAGCGGGCCGGAATCCACGCAGCACGGCGCTGGATATTGTTGGCAGGGTGTCGAAGCAAACCGGACGCAGGACCGGAGGTGTCATTGGTCTGACGGATCAGCAAGCGCAATTCGCACTTAATGCACGCTCGGACCTTGAGAATCTGAGTAGCCGATATTTCACGCGTCAGCGGAGGGACAAGCGTTTCGACAGGATGGTCCGGAGTGCGATCGAGTCAGGCGAGCCGTTGAGCCAAGAGCAAATCAACCGCATCGTCGGGCGCTATGAAGATCGACTTTTGCAGCTACGCGGAGAAAACGTAGCCCGGACAGAAGCGCTAGGCGCGTTGAACGAAGCCAGCGACGAAGCGCTCCGTCAAGTAGTGGATGAGGGTCTAGCGCCACAGGAATCAATTATCCGGATTTGGGATGCGACTCTTGATGCTCGGACCAGACCAGACCATGTAGCCGCAGATGGACAGGAGCGCGGGTTGAATGAGGCGTTTGATGTTGGCGGTGTTGCGATGATGCATCCTGGAGACTTCAGTGCTCCCGCCGAACAAGTGATCAATTGCCGATGTGTAGCTCGCCACCAGATTGATTTTGTGGCGGTAGAGGAAGCCGCGTAATGGCCGAAGACTTCGGCAAGCAAATGGCGAAGATCACGGCCAAATACAAGGCGAGGATGCGCGCAACGGCACGTGAGGCTGTGCAGGATACGGTGGATATAGCGCAGACCGCCATTGCCAAAGGCGGAAAAATGCCTGTCGATACCGGCTTTCTGAGAGCGAGCATCGTCGCCAATGTCGGCTCCATGCCCAGCGGCAAAACTCAGCCGACAGGCAATCGTAAATACTCCGAGCGCCAAACCGTATCCGGTGAACCGATATCTGTCTCGCTTCTCAAGTGGGAGCCCGGAGATAAGTTGCTGTTCATTGGGTGGTCGGCTGCATACGCACGTCGCTTGGAGTACGGGTTTTCGGGGCAGGACAGTTTGGGCCGAACCTACAATCAGCAGGGAATGGGGTTCCTCCGAGGCGCTGTCGAGTTGTGGCCGCGCACTGTTGACGCGGCGGCGAAGCGGGTACGGAAGCGGATTTAGTGTGGACTCTGATCGTTGCGAGCGGCCCGAGCCTAACTCGCTCAGACTGCGATGCGCTCCGGGGCAAGGTCGATCAATGTATTGCCGTCAACTGTGCCATCTTCGTCTGCCCATGGGCTGACATCCTTTACGCTGCTGACGGCAAATGGTGGCGGCACTACGGGAAGGATGTAGCCTGGTTCAAGGGCGAGCGGGCGTCGATGACGTACCGCAAGCCCGGTGTCACGCACTACCGGCCGAAGCTGTTTCCCCGGACAGGAGGCAACAGCGGGCACCAGGCGCTGACGATGGCCGTGGAGCGTGGCGCAAAGCACGTCGCATTGCTCGGCTTCGACCACAAGGAAGGGCCGGGCGGGAAGAAGCATTACCACGGCGATCATCCCGACGGTCTCGGCAATGCCAACAGCCTGCCCAACTGGGCCGGGCGCATGAATCACACGGCCATAGAGATCGCGGCGATGGGCGTTGAAGTGGTTAACCTGACTCGCGATACAGCTTTGCGCTGCTATCCGCGAATGACCGTCGAGGATTTTGTAAAGGGATTGGCGTGATCGTCGGCATCTCAAGGATCAGGAACGAGGCGTTGATCCTTGAGGACACGCTCCGGCATTTCGCCGGCCATTGTGACCGGCTGGTTATCTACGATGATTATTCCACGGACGAAAGCCCGGAAATTGCAGCATCGTTCGATCGCGTGGATTTGATTTGCGGGGAGGAGTGGAGTCCTGATCAGCCGAGGGCCGAAACCCGGCATCGTGCGATTGCACTTGATTACGCCAGAGAGCACAGCCCGGACATGGTGCTGTGCTTTGACGCGGATGAACGGATCGAAGGCCAGCTTCCGGACAAGCCAGGCGGCTACCGCATGGCCCTGTTCGATGGGTACATGACGCCTGATCGGCGGGATCCCTATACCGGCGGCAGGTTGGAGGATTTGCCACGCATGTGGGGGCCGGAGCGTCGAGATATCTTGATGCTTTTCGAGCCGCATCTTGCCTCTTATCGGGGTTACGGAAAACGCGAGCCGGATTACTCCGGGCAAGTGGTGGATTCCGGCCTGAAGGTGAGGCATTACGGCAAATGCCTGTCAGTTGAGCACTGGGAAGACACGTGCGACTTTTACGCGCGGTACTTCCCGCGCCTTGCGCGAAAGTGGCAGGCTAGAAAGGGCAAGGCGATACATGAGCGCTCCGACTTTGGTGCGCCGCTTATTGAATGGGAACAATGCGAATAGTCTTGGCCGGTAAATTCGTCCCGACCGGACCTAGGCCGATTGGCGGCCTACAGAGTTGGATCAAGACCGTTCGTTCGGAACTGGAGCGCATGGGCCATGAGGTTGCCGAGTGGCAACCGGGATTCAGGCTCGAAGGGCTGTTCGACCTTGGCATCGCCGCGAACCTGAAATGCACGCGGCCGGTGTTGAACTTCTGCAAGCGCTCGATTCTGGTGTCGCATGGGATTATTGATGCCGAACGTCCGGAGTCGGGCTGCGATGTGACCGCTTTCGTGTCTGAGGGCGTACGGGATCATTGGGGCATGGATGGGCCGGTTATCCGGCAACCGATAGACTTGCAATTCTGGCGGCCGTCAGACGCGCAGAGAACGCACGTCACCCGCTATAGCTACCGGCGGGCAGAGATTCATGGCAAAGCCTGTGCCGACGCGCTGGGGCTGCCGTATCGCCACATCAAGAACGCATCGCACGAACAGGCCCGAGAGATATTGCAATCATCGGACCTGGTGTTCGCAACGGGCCGGGCTGCACTGGAATCCATGGCTTGTGGCGCTCCGACCGTGATCTATGACCACCGATCCGCGTATCAGGGACCGCTGATGGATGATGGCGACCTTGCCCGGAGCCTGGAAAACAGCTACTCCGGGCGGGGAGGTTATGAGCCGAGAGTAAACGACGTGATCCATGAGGCCAGAAAGCAGATGCGGATGGGTAGTCCGAGAGGCTGGGTAGAGCGCAATCATGATTCGCGCGTCATTGTCGATGGGCTGCTGTCGTGCTGTACCTGATTTGCCCGACCGGCGGCAGACCCGAAGGATTGGCGCTGCTGAACAAGCACCTGAACGAGCAGACCTATCAAGGCCCGGCAAAGTGGATCATCGTTGATGACTGCGACCCAGCATCGCCGATCCCCGAAAGCCGGTTTGACGTGACCTATCTCCGGCCGCCGCGAAGATGGCAGCCGGGCATGAACACGCAGGCCGAAAGCATGGCGATGGCCCTTGGTGGCGTGCCTGACGATGCCGTTGTGGCAATTGTCGAAGACGATGATTGCTACTTACCAGGCCATCTCGAAAACGTCCTGACGGCCCTTGAGTCTGCCGATCTGGTCGGAGAGAAAACAGCCCGCTACTACAACGTCGCGAACCGTCGATATAAGGAAATGGGCGGCGGGAACCATGCCGCTTTGGCTTCGACGGCTTGCCGTGGTGAAGCGCTGGCCTTGCTCAAGAAGATTTGCCGGGCCGGCAGCAAGCGCATTGATATCGACCTGTGGCGTCAATTCAACGGGCAGAAGAAACTACTGCCCACAACCAACGTGGTCGGCATCAAGGGCCTGCCCGGAAGGCAGGGTATCGGCGTCGGACACAGGCAGAATTTCGGCACCCCGGACACAACCGGCGTATTGAGGCAATGGATCGGAGATAGGGCTGATGCTTATGAGCACGACTGACATTCTGACCGCTTGCCTTGGCCGGCTGAATACCCTGACCGATGCGCCGCCGATTGCATGGCCCGGAATCAACTTCGAGCCGCCATCGTCCGGGCTATGGCTGGAGCCGGTGTTTTTTCCAAATGAACCCGCCGATCTTGCGTGGGAGGATGAATCCTGCCATGAGGCTATCGGGTTTTTCCAGGTCGGCGTCTATTACCGGCCCGGAGGTGGGCAGGTGGAACCGTCGCAGATGGCGGACGCCATCATCGCCCATTTCCCCAAGGGTCTGGAAATCGGCCCCGTGAGAGTGAGAAAAAGAGCATGGCAGTCTCCAGCCGTCACTGATGACGGTAGCCGACTGTTTATCCCCGTCACGATTCCGTGGCGCGGGATCTACTGAAAGCCAGCGCGGCTAGAACGATTTGACTGATTCCCCATCGTTGATGGGCACCACCTTTTAACCACTACGTAGAGGAATCAATCATGTCTCAATGCGGAATTTCCAATTTCGGAGCAACTTTCTCCGTTTCGACAACTGCCGAGAATGACGATCTTACCGAATCAGAATTCTCTGGGTTGACTTACACGCAGGTCCCTGGCGTAATCACACATGGCGATACTGGCGTCCAGCAGAACATCAACACGCAACCGACGTGGGATCGTCCTGTAGTGTGCAAGAGCAAAGGCCAAGCGAACGCTGGCGACGGTGATATCACCTTTGTCGATGCGCCTTCGGCCGGTATGGACCTGCTCAAGTCTTATGCGGCGCACGACAATACCAACAACTACGCCACGAAGGTCGAATGGGCTGACGGCTCTATCGAGTATAACCGTGGTCTGTTCACCGGCCCGCAGAACAACAAGGGCGGCAACGAGGATTTCAAGCAGAAAACTTTCACGTTTGGTTACGTGCAAGTTCCTATTGAGGTAGAAGCGCCGTCCGCGTAAAGAACAACGACAACTCCGTTGTAACGTTGACCCCGCTTCGGCGGGGTCTTTTTTTGAATGACTGAAAGGAATGACTGATGGACTTTTCCAAGCTGAAAGCAAGTGAACGTGAAGTTGAATTCACACTCCCCAACGGAACCCGCACGGGTTTCTATCTGACGCTCCGTTATGAATCTTCGCCAGAGGTTCAGGCGGTTAATCGCAAGTACCGTTCAAAGTTCATGGAAGCCGCACGCAAAGGCAAGCGCGGCAATCGTGAGGCGATCATGGATCGTTTCGATGATGACCGACGCATTGCTCACGTCGCAGGCTGGCGATGGACCGAAGGCGGCGCGACCTTCAACGGCGAACAGCCTGACTTCTCCCAGGCCAAGCTGCGTGAATTCATCACCGGCGAAACAGAGTTTTCCGTTTTCCTCAAGAACTTCATTGATGAGGAAATCGGTGACGCTTCCGATTTTTTGTCCGAAGCGGAGAACGACTCTGCGAGTGCCTGAGATACCACGTCCGGTATCACGTCCCGTGGGGGCACAAGCTACCCGGTAAGGATGGCCCGGTAGAAGTTACTCGAGCCGAGCTGAACGATCATCTCGGCATCGAGTATGACCCGGAGCCTGAAACACCGGAGGGTTTCGAGCACCTATGGGATTGGTTTTGGATGCTGAACGCCCGGCGACCGCCGGGCTTCGATTCCGTGAACCCCCTGTCATGGACCGAGATCAGCGGATGGGCAATGTTGACCGGCACGCAGATCACGCCAGAGGAAGTCACGTTGCTTGTGCGAATGGATGATGAGTTTCTGGCCGTTGTCACCGAAGAACGGAAAGCCCAGCGTGAGCGCGAAAAGGAGTAATCGAATGGCAAAGGTAAGCACTAATGGCCGTTGATTTTGCTGAGCTAGGCATAAAAATAGATAGCAGTGGCGTTGTCACTGCCGATCAACGTCTGAACAAGCTCAACCAGACAAGCGCTACGTCCGCCAGTAGAGCAGAGGAAATGGCTAAACGCTGGGACCGTGCCGGCCGCGCCATGATCGGCACGGGTAAAATGCTCGCGTTAGGCGTCACTGCTCCGCTTATTGCTTTGGCTAGTGCTGCTACGTCTGCGTTTGCAGCTCAGGAAAAAGCTGAATTCAAGCTTCGCGCTGCGCTACAAGCAAATGGCCGAGCCGTTGATAGACTGTTCAATCGCTATTCGAAGTTTGCGCAAGAGATGCAGCGCATCTCTGTTATCGGCGACGAAACCGCGCTTGCTATGCTCCAGCAGGCAGAGTCATTAGGACTCACTGGAGACGCTGCCGAACGTGCTGTGAAAAATGCTATTGCGATGGCGGCCGCGTTTGACATGAGCGCACAGTCAGCAATTAGGTACGCGGCAGTATTGGAGGAGGGCGATACCACGATGCTCAATCGGTATCTGCCCGCGCTTCGGGCTATTGAGGATCAATCGGAACGGGTAGCCAAGGCACAAGATATTCTGGGCAGGGCGTTTGATGTTGCGAGGGCAGAGGCCGAAACGACAGGCGGCTCTTTGGCGCAGATGGGCAACGCCATTGGCGATGCACTTGAGAGCATTGGCAAGATCATTGCGCCAGTGGTTGTCCGTGTGGCACAAAATATCAAAGGCCTAGCTGAATCATTCAGCGACATAGATGAGCGCACTAAAAATGTGATCGTTACGGTTGGCGCTATAGCTGCTGCAATTGGTCCCGCGCTAATTGCTTTTGGCCTGCTGGCCAAAAGTATCGGCAAGCTCTACATTGTGTTAGCAGGTGCCAAGGGCGCTGTAGTGTCCATGATCGCGCTCGAAAAGGCGCTTGGTGCCACCACCACGGCGGCTGCGGTTCAGTCCGGCGTAATCAAGACGATCGGCCGCGCCTGGGCATCTCTGTTAGGCCCATTAGGGCTGGGAGCCGCAGGTCTGGCATTTCTTGCCATAAAGATCACTGAGGGTATGCGCAACTTCCTGAGTTTTGAGGAGCGAGCTTACGGGCTACGTGACGCTCTGGATTCGACTACACAATCAGTCGAGCGGTTTTCAGATGCTCACCAGCGCATGCTAAATCAAATGCATGAAGTTCCTAAATCAATCAATGAGATTCAGCAAGAAATAGAAAAACTGGAGACAATGTCTCGCCGGTTTGGCGAGGATAGCGTTGCCGGTAGAGGGATAAGGTTGCGGCTAGAGCAGCTCAGGAAAGCGCTGTCTTCGTTTGCTGAGATAGAACAGAGCAAAGAAACCATAGACGCGCTTACTCAAGTGCAGAACGAACTGGCTGAAATCGCCGCCAGCCTGCAAGGCCCGCTTGCTGAGGCGCAGTTGCGATTCAATAGAGACACGGAGCGCATGACGGAGATCATGCGCGAGGCTGGAATGAGCGCAGGGGAAATTGACGATGCGTTGCAGCCGCTCCGTGATCGGCTTGACAAGGTCAAGAGCAGCATTTCAGGCCTTTCCAATGAGGCCGCTTCGTTTATCGAGCGGATCGAAGACATCGAAGATTCTGTGGCAGGTGGCGCGGCTCCTGCATTACGTGATTTTGAGCGTAATATTAAATCCGCGTCAGAGTTGGTCAGAGATGGGATAATAGATCAAGAACAGTACAACAGAGCAATCAAAGCTTTTGTTGGTTTGCTGGCAGACTCAATTGATGAATCACGTCCATTTATCGATGTCCTACATGAAGTGGAGTTCGCATTACTGGCAGGCCCTCGCATAACACAGGAATATGCTGATGCGATGATGCGTCTAGCTGGCGCGATGGTCGAGGCGGCAACAGGCATAAAATTATTCTCAGACGAGTCAAATAATTTGCAGCAGCAAGGTGCAGGCTTGCTCGCTAATGATCTGTCCAGGGGACTTGCGTCAGCGATCATTGGTGATCGCAATATCTTATCAGCTGTAGGCGGCGTATTCCGTGCCCATGTTACGGACGCGATTGCTGGAGGATTCCAGGACGCGATTAATAACGGGTTATTTGATGACGATGGCAAATTTAGTTCAGGATTGCGCGATTCGATAGGGTTATCGGTTGGTGCTGGTCTTGGTGCTGCGATCGGCGGTAATACGTTGTCTGCGCAATTGGGATCTAGTATCGGCGCTGTTGCAGGCCAGGCCATGGGCAGCAAATTGCTTACGTCGTTGGGAGCGTTCGCTGGGCCTATTGGGGCTATTGTCGGCGGCTTGCTCGGTGGTGTGCTAGGTGGATTATTCGGCGATAAACCCAAGGACCCACGTTTTGATTTTGGTGCTCTCAATCCTTTGCTTGCACGCAAGAGAAGTATTGATGCTGAGATTTTCCGAACGGCTATTGGGGATGTCGCATTCGGCAGCACGGGTCTATCTGACGATCAGATTAGCCAGATAGTGCGAGGTCTACAGGATTTTGACCAGGCGCTTGCTATAGCAATAGAACACAGCGGCGCTGGTGATGCTGTGCGAGACGCGCTGCAAAATTTCACGCACATATCCGACGAAGACGGTCTGTCGTTAGATCAGATGATGCAACGAAGATTTGATGTGGCGCTGTCTGTGATGGATGAGTTTGTGCAACAGGTAGTTAAGCGCGCCGAGAAATTAGAGGACCAGATGCAGCGATTAGCTGACGCGTTCGTGATTCGGAGGGAGTTGTTTTTTGGTCGCGGTTTGGGCATAGATTCTATCGCTGGCGGACTGCCGGTCGGTCCTGTTGCGACGAATCCAATCATCAATCCGCCGGGCGGCGGGGGTGGCACGCCTATCGACACCAATCCTGGTGATTTTCGTTTGCATGCACAGGGAATCCAACAATTTAACGCGGCGCTACAAGGGACGATTGAAATAACTGAGGTCTCTAATGATGCATTCCGTGCGCAGCTTGCTATCGTCGATGAGCTGGGCAGAGAAAACGAAACGTTAATCGACACGTTTATTCGCTTACGCGCGGTCGCCGATACGCTGGATGTAGGTCTCGCGCTAGTTGGTAGGCAGTTTGACGGGTCGCGCGAGGAATTGATACGTTTCGGTGATGAGTTATCAAGGGCTTTCGGTGATAACCTAGATGCGTTGGTAGGCGGTCTGAATCGCATATTCCAGACGTTTTTCAGCGATGCCGAACGCGCAGAGGTTGCAACGGATCAAGCAAGAGAGCGGGCACAAGATTTATTTGATACGCTCGGGATTGAAGGTGCGTTCACAATCGACGGATTCCGTGAATTGTGGGACGAATTATTCCTTACGATGGGGCCTGATGCGCAAGCGCTATTGATTGAGGCTGGCGTGGCTATAGCTGATTTGATCGACGCTGAAACAAACCTAGCTAAGGCGAGAGGTAGCATTGTCGATCAATCGCGCATTGATGATCTGATCACACAGATGCAATCCGAGATTGACGCGCTAGACCTGTCGCCTATTGAGTTGGCGTTGCGCAGCGTTGATGATGCGGCGGATGATTTGGTTGATCAGTTGGTGAGTGCCGGTCTGAGCACAGATGAGGCGGTGGCCGCTGTATCTGACTGGGTAACGGCCATGCGTGGCGCAGAGATTGCGGCCAATCAAGCAAGAATAGGAGACATCGTAGCTAACGCTACAATGCAGGTGATCAGCACGATTGCACCTATGTGGGCCGAGTTTGCGCGGTTGAGCCAACAGGCTGCCCAGGCGATGGAAACGTTGCGTGGCCTTGGTGCGACGCGCGAACAATTGATGATTGTGGAGCGCATGCACCAAATCCAGCTACAGGCGTTCGCCTCTCAATTGGAGGCCAGCATTAAGTCACTGGCGGAGCGGCTATTTGGAGTTAGCCAATCAATAGATTCGTCTGCTCAATCAATTGGCAATTCGGTTGGTCAGTCTGTTAACAACATACGTGAACAGATGATCAGAGGAATAGAAGCGATAGACGCATGGCTGGAATCGTCTTTGTTGTCCAATATCTCGCCGCTTGTGCCGCAGAGCAGATTAAATGAAGCGGAACGACAATTCAATGAGGCGTTTGCGGCGGCGCTCGGAGGTGATTTAGACGCACTAGCTGATTTGCCGAGTTTGGCCGACACGTTCCTAAGTGAGGCGGCAGGCTTCTTTGGCACGTCAACGTCAGATTTCGATACGATCTGGCGGCAGGTCCGTGATGCCATGGAGCAGGTTGCTGGACTTGATGTGCCGGACCCTGTACAGGAGACTGCCGCTAACACGTCGGCAATTGCCGCATCAGCGAGCAGCATACAGATTAGCGCGGCAGAACAAGCGTTCCTGGCTAGTCAATTGGTGCAGCAAATCGCGTTGCTGTCGCAATTGACGGAAGAAACACCGGCCGAGGTTGGCAAGCGCTTCGATATTCCGCTAGGCGATCTGATTGAGAAACTAACAGGCGAGCACCCAGGTCTTGTTGGCGAAGCTCTTGAAGAGCACTTCAATGAATTGGTATCCGGCGTTCAAAGCGAGATGGAAGCACTGCTATTGATAGCGGATGTGGAGGGGTTGCAGCTAGACGCGCTGTGGACAATCAACACCACCATTAGCGGTCTGGCTGATTCGTTGGGTGCAACAATCGCACAAATTATTCCTGATTTCATAATCAGCGAAGGTCATGATCCGATCGAACAATTGCCAGTCATGCATCGCGGCGGTTCAGTGTTTTCGGACGGACCGCACAATTTACAGGCCGGTGAATTTGTTGTGCCTAGGGACGGACAGCTTGTCCAGTCGGGCATGAAAGAGTCCTTTGATGAATTGCGAGATGAAATTGCCGATCTGCGTCTGCTTACCGAGCAGGCCAATCGAGATCGAAGAGAAGGATTTGTAGGCGTGGTAAGCTCTGGTCAGCAGACAAGAGAAACTCTGAGGCGCTCATTGGACAAGCGTGAATCAAGCCGCAGGCCGTTAGCGTGATAGTCGTTGCGAAAATACAATTCAGCGACGGCGAGCAGGTGCAGACTCTTGGTGTATCAGATGCACCATATTTCGGCGATGCGTCCGGATTATGGAACAGGCGCTGGTATCCTGTGATTGATACCAGCACAGACGCGCGGTGGTCAGAATTTGCTCGCCATCCATATCAGGGCCAAGCGGATATATTTAGCGTTGGCGAATTGTCGCTAATCAACGTCAGCGGATTATTTGACGATTGGGCTGAGTACGCGGTGTCTGGATTATTGACAGAGGTGCAGCGCGGTCCGTCAACCGCAACGTGGAACACTGAGAGCGATAGGTACGACGTATTCCACGACGGCAAGATGGAGCCGTTATGGCGCGCGAACGGTAAGCGCCGACGGTTTGAGGGACGGTCGCGATTGATCCTGTCATTTGAGTCATTGCTTGCGCCACTATCTGGCGCGCTGAATAAAGAGGTATTCGATGAAAATACGCCGAATGAAAATCTAATAGGGCGAACTGCACCGATGCTGCTCGGCCGCGTATTCCAGATGAGTCCAGATTTGAGCAGACCACAGCACCTAAACTATTTTGCGGGCTGGAATCTACACGAGGTAGAGCAAGTGCAGGAGGGCGGTAACCCTACTGACGGATGGGTGCCGCATGACCAAGGATTCGCGCTGACAAGAAGCGCACTTCTGGCCATTACGTGTCACGCCAACGGGCCTCCTCCTGATGATGATTCCGAAGTGGATAAGCTGGACGGAATTGGAGATATGGATTTTGATACGTCCGGCGATCTCCAGGGATTCGACGTGTTCGAGGATAATCCAGATGCGGTAATTGATGAGGACTCTAGTGGCGATGCGGTTGTCACGATCACCGGAGACGCTAGTACCGGTTCAGATGATGACAACAGGGCGTCTGATATTTGGCAGTTGCAATCTGGTGGTCAATGGGGTTGGACGTTACGACCTGTTTCTGTTGGTGCGCCAGCCGGCCAGCAAGAGATTGCTGACGCGCTGGAAGCGGACCAGACGACGGAGGAATATCTATCGTCTGATATTGGAGGCGACAGCACCAGTACTAGATTATTGAGGTTGAGAAATTGGTCTCCAACGTTGGGCCCTACGGATTTGGTCACTGGAGTTGAGGTGCGAGTCAGGGCAAAAAAGGAAAGCGGCTCAACAGCGGGTATTTTTTTTCAGACCGTCAGCTTGCAATTACCGAACGGCAGTATTTCGGACAATAAGGCGGACGATGTCGAGGTAACGTCAACAAAAACAAATCATATATTTGGCAATTCAACAGATAAATGGGGGTTTGATGAGCTGAGCGTTGATGACCTGCAATCAACAACGCTCGGTTTGCTGTTGCAGTTCAAGAGCGCGTCAACCGGTGTATTTGCGACCCAAGTGCAAGTGCATGAAGTAGAGTTGGTAGTACACACTGGTAATTTAGCAACATCGGTAAGATTATATGCAGATGTTGGACTTGTTTCTGGCAGAGATTATCGACTCGAAATCACTACTCTAGACACGACAGGATCAATCGAGGCGCGATGGGCTGGCGTAGAATCGTCTGGTGATTCTCTGGCGTCCGCACCATCGCCATTCAGCACGTTCTCAGCTACGCTTAGCAAGGCAACGGTCACGGTCGCCGAATTTAATGCCGCTGGCTCAGTATTCGGAATTGAATTTTTCAAAGGGGCAACGTCCGGAACAAATACAATTCAAAAAATCGAACTGTGGCAAAAACCTACGGTAGATAAATACGTAGAGCTGGTGCGATACATTATTGAGCAAGCTGGGCTTGATCCTGATATCCATTTAGATACGGCGATGGTGCAAGCGCATTCTACAGCCACAGGCGATCCGCCATTAGGCTGGCTGGTGAAGGGGAGCGAGACAGCAGATGAGTTGTTGTTTTTGCTCGCTGGGTCTATTGGCGGGATGTTGTGGCACGATCGTGGCGGGCGAGTAAAATCACTGCTGTTGCAGCCGCCATCAACGTTTGGTGCGGAGATCGGCGAAGAGCGGATCATAGGCGACATCGAAGTGTTTGATGACGATCCGCCCAACATAACAGATCGTGTTGTGGGAGCAAAAAACTGGCGTCCAATCGCCGAGGATAGAGCCGCCGGTATCACCACGACATTTACTGAGCAGGATAGATCAGACGTGAGCGCGGATTATAGGGTTACGCGTTTTGCTCAATTCCCTGACCTGGAAGGGTATTAAATGAGCTATCACGCGATTTACGATCTCACAGGCTCTAATGGAGGGCTATATCAGGATGCGGCAGCTACAACGCCAGCAACAACGAAAATAGGTCGTGCAGTTGATCTAACCGGGAACGGCCACGATATTTACGCGCATGTCGAATCGCCGTCTAACGCGGATGAGCGGCCAACAAAAGAAGAAGGATATGCGCATTATCATGTGATTGGGCAACACCGTCTCGCGTCCGATGCATTTGCAAGCACTGGCGACAGCACGTATATCGGTATCCGATTTAGGATTGGCGATGACGCAACAAACTCAAACACGTTAATTGGGCGTGGCGGCGATTCATCAAGTGATGTGCTATTAGCCGACTTTGGTGCAAGTCCCGAAAATATATTTTTGATCTCGGCATCAGACACCATATTTGGCCTGGACGATGACGGAGACCACACAATTGAGGTTTGGGGCGGGACGCCAGCAAAATACGCAGTAGATGGCGGGTCGCTTATCACTGCGAATAACACATGGTCTGACGGATTTCAACGTCTGGTTATCGGTGCCAGGAGTGTGAATTTGACTCCTTCTGCGTGGGACGGTCGTATCTATCGAGTTGTTGTCAGGACGACAGCGCCTACTACAGTACAGCGACAACAAATCCTAGAGTTTTTATCTGGCGGTGATTTTGTGCCAGTTAATCCACCTACTGATGAGGATATTTTTCGCGCGACGTTTGCTGAGGCGAGCGGACGTGAACCCTATGTGTCAGCGCTGATAAACGCGTCGGATATTCAGCGGCTTGCTAATCATAACGTCAGTTTGTGGGCAGGCAAACCAGGAGAATGGAAAGGCCAGCCGTATATATTCCGATTGCGTTTGGCGGACATACAATACGGCGAGCTACATAAGTTTAGTGCCGGCAAGGTCATCAAAGTGACTGCTAATCAGCCTGCGTTAGTGGGCGGTAAAAACCTACTCATAGTCGGTATTGACGCGCCGATTATCTCTGGACCAATCGAGTTGACTTGTATGGGCTGGGAGGACGCATGATCGGATACGCCAATATGGCGCTTGGCAAGAGCATCATAGAAACGACAGGAACGTTTGACGGCTCCCAGTTCTTGGGGACGATGCAATCACCAACACCACACATGGAAGTGACGCCAACAGCAGGCGAAATTGAGTTTTCACTCGCCGAGTCCGGCAGCATCCAATTGCTAGCGCTGCTAGGGCACACACTACCAGATGACGCGGTTGTGACGTTCTCTGACGGTACCTCGGAGCTAGTACAAATTACCGTTACGTCAGGTAGGCCGCATCACATCATCGCCAGGCTGGATCAGAGTGTTGCGGTATCCGACGTAACGATCAACATCACCAATGCCGGAAGCTCCACCGTGCGTATTGCGGGGTTGTGGGCATCGGCTGCATTCGTCCCAGCTCACGGGATTGGATTAGATGGATATGCGGTGACGCCAGAGTCATTTTCCCGCGTGGTATACGCCACAGCAACGCCTTGGGTCAGCGAGCAATCTACCGTTGATAGGGTCTCGGTATCGTTGCCGCTGTTGACGGCCGAAGAGCGGCACGTGTGGCGCGAGATAGCACGGGCGCAAGGCACGCATGCGCCATACCTGGTAGTCCCATCGATTGATCTGAGAGAATCAGTCTACGGGTTAGCTACCGGATATGACGCAATAAGGCCATACGCCAATACCGCATTTAGATCGGGATTCCAGGTACAAGAAATCTAGCTCAATTCGTCCATAATTTCTTGCAGCAAGCAAGTCTCTTCGTCATCACTCAGTGACGATTCAATATCCCATGCATCACTGCCGTCTTGGTATACTAGATGCCAAGTGAGTTCACCAGGGTCTATCACATCCCCCGCTGGATCAGCCGCGCGTACATAACGCGGTGGATCGAACCGCGTTACTACTACCACCATATCTTTATCACGCACCTTGACATCAATCTCTACTGGTCTCATAGTCCTATCTCCCATTGTCTCTGCGTCCGGCAATACGTCTCGCCAGCAATCGCATTCTCAAAGCAGCGTTCTTGCTGCTGCGTAATAGCGGGTAGCGTGGTTGTCATCCACGCAACAAAAATGAATAACCCGCCAAGAAAAATCATCAGTGCGATGAGACCAATTGTCTCTCGCAAAAAATCTCTAGTCGTCATTAGGCTCCTCCCATCACGTGATAGATTATAGCCGCTATGGCCATGACGGCCGTCAACGCCACCATAGCGACGATGACATTGCCGACTTTAGCTTCATGGGCTGCGCGGCGAGCCTCGTACAGGCGACGTGGCTGAGCGCTGACCCAGGGTCTCTCAGTAGACCCCATCTCGTCTGGCGTCCAGTCGGGCCGCTCGTATTCAATTTGTTTTCTCGTGTCTGTGTTCATTTTTGTGCTCCTTGATATTGAAGAATCGAAATCACGATTCGATCGGGCAGTCTGGTCGTTTAGTCATGACCCAAGCCCGTTCGGATGAATTAAGCCCGGTCATATCGATCGGGCAGTCGGGTCGGTAGGCCATGACCCGAGCCCGTTCGAATGGATTTAGCCCGGTCAGATCGATCGGGCAGTCTGGTCGTTTAGTCATGACCCAAGCCCGTTCGAATGAATTTAGCCCGGTCAGATCGATCGGACAGTCAGGCCGGACAGTCATGACCCGAGCCCGTTCGAATGAATTTAGCCCGGTCAGATCGATCGGGCAGTCGGGTAGATGGATAATCGCCCAAGCAGCCCATTCAGAATTGCGAGCCACCAGCTCAGTCCATTTTCTGGGCTGAGCTTCGAGCCAATCGAGCGCTTCTGGGCAAGCGTGAAGCTTGCGAGCTCGGTTGATCATTTCCTGCGTGATCGGGAAGTTAGGCATGTTTGTGCTCCTTATGAGAGTAAAGAATAATCAGCGCCATCTCAAAACGGAATATCGTCGTCAAACCCACCAGAAGGCGCGCCCGAATCCTGCCCGACTGATCCCTTGCTACTGAGCATCTTCATTTCGCTGGCAATGATCTCGGTGGTGTAGCGATCCTGACCATCCTTGTCCTGCCATTTCTGAGTCTGGATCCGGCCGGAGATATAGACCAGCGATCCCTTGCGTAGATACTGGCCCATGATCTCGGCCAGCTTGCCGAATGCCGCAACACGATGCCATTCGGTCGATTCCTTACGCTCGCCCGTCTGCTTGTCTCGCCACTTCTCCGACGTGGCAACGCTGATATTCGTGACCGCGTTCCCGCCTGCCGTGCTGCGAGTCTCCGGGTCTTGGCCTAGCCGGCCGATTATTTGCGCTTGATTTAACACTATGATGCCTCCTGATTCTCATAGCGCCCCAGCAGGTCGCTAATCTTTGATTCGATTTCCTCAAGCGCCGATTGCACATCGGCCCGGATTGAGGCGATTAGCTCGTCGTCACGCTCCACGCGCTGAACGTGCGTCTGCATAGATACGGGCAGGCGCGGATCGTAGCTCACGAAGTCGCACCACTTGCGGCCCGTGCATTCCATCTGCCACATCATTTGCTTAATATATTTGCCGTCTATTGGCGCGCCTAGCAGGGTATCGATATGCGTCGCTGTGTTAGGGCACTTGATCTCAACCAGACCATCATCACTTACCAGCCCGTCCGGGCTTGCGCCTGACCATTCGATTGTCGGGTGATCAGTAAATCCCACCTGTTCCACCTGGACCCCGTGCAGAAACTCATACGCGGCCCGTGCATCGTCTTCGTGCTCGGTTCCCCATGCCATCGCGGCGCTTTGGAATGTCTCGGCGCATTGGCCGGACAGGCGTTCGGCGACCAAGGTTGCGATCATGTTTTTTCGCCCCGCACCCCATCCATTTTTCACCCGGGCGCATAGGTCAGCGACTCGGCTGGCCGTGGCCTTACCTGTCCGCGCCGCCATCCACTCAGCCGTTCCCTGTCTCATGATGCGCGCTTCCGCTCAAGCATACGCACGACATCCTTATATATCGCTTCGGGAATCTTGGCCAAGTCTGCGCTCGGCACCTTCTGGGAATTTTTCAGCCAGTTGTTGAATGCCTTGCGGTCTAGCTTGTCTCCGAGTTCCTGGATCAGCGCTTCGAGGTCTGCCGCCTGTTGCTCGGTGATGTAGTCCACCTGGTGGCCAGCGACGTTGCCGTCATCGTCATCTTCGCCAATCGCGATATTGAAAATCTTTTTGACCAAGTACCTCATGCCGTAAGAGTCGCCTGATGCGTTCGCATGGGTTGGCGTCATCATTTGATTGCCTTTTATACCCTTATCCGACAGCGGCACCCGCTTTCTATACGTCCGGGTGTGGCCAGATTCGTGCGACACATAGCACAGCACTTCGACCGCACCTTCGCACGGTTCGCCTTCATCGAAAGACAACGAAAGGCCGTGCTCGGTGTAGATAGGCCGCAAGGCCCGGTCAAGCGCGGCATAGCTGGCGTATTTGCTACGTGTCTGTGGATTAGTTGCGTCAGCAGATATTCGCCCTGTAGACTTTTGCACAGCGCTCATGGCCGCATTAAAACAAGCTTCGGCCCGCTTTGCTTCTTGACGCTCATATAGCTGGAAGAGCCTCTCCATTTTATCCACATCTGCATCCGGGTCTCTGGCCGCTGACTGGATCATGACAAGGATCGGGTCAACGTCCGAACGCGCCAGCACGCCGCTGTCGTTTTGCATCAATTCCTGTTGGTTGCTCATTGTGTACTCCTAATAAATTCGGTCGTCCCGTTGTGATCCCGGACAATCTGCTCAGCAATGTCCAATCCCTCGCAGACGCACATGAGTTCGCCGCGATCGTTCACGACGTGCGGGTCGCGGTCCATCTTTTCAGGCGCGCCCTTGTATCCGGGCACGGCGTACCATTTTTCGTTTAGATCACTCATTTTCCCTGCTCCTGTGTGTCTTGTGATTTGCGGGTCCAGTGTACTGCAATTTATTTCCGTTTGCAAGGGGGTTGCACAATTAATTTGCCCGGTGTAGAATTGCGCTATGAACAGACGAAAATTCACGAAATCCGAGGCCCGCTATATGTTCGGCGCGGCAAACGACCACCAGCTCGCAAAGGCGATGGAAACTAGCCACCAGCGGCTCGCACGGTACGGAGACAACGACCAGATGAGCAATTTTCTCCAGTGGCAGATTCACTGCCTGATAGCTGAGGGCCGAATCGAGCCACCGCCGGAGGCCAAGTGACGAAACTGCAAATAAGGAAAGAACATGGCAAACCATGCAACACTTCCCGCCGTGCCAGATGCGCGGCTTCCTGAAAGCTACGAGCGGGCCAAGACCGCGCTGGCCGAATGTCAAAAAATCGACGAATGCCAAGCATGGGCAGATAAGGCCGAAGCGCTGGCGAGCTACGCGAAACAGGCCCAAGATAACAACTTACGCAACATGGCCGACCGAATCCAGGCGCGGGCAATTCGGAGGGCTGGGGAGCTTTTGAAACAGATAGAGGCAGAGTCTCCTATCGACTACCAATCCCAAGACGCCGCGTCCAAAGCATACCGAAAGTTTGCACAGGTGCATTCAAAAAACAAAGCACCCGCAGCGCCTGGCGTCTATGCGTTCTGGCAGAAGGACGGTAAGTGCATGTATGTAGGGGAAAGTAAAAACCTAAAGCAGCGCATTACTTCACATCCCAGGAAAAAGCAATTCAAAGGGTGTGCAATTAAATGGATGACCTGCCTCAATCACAAGCAGGTAGAGCTTTGGCTTATTGATGAGTTTTCGCCCATGTGGACCGGCCAATCTCTCGAAAGAGTTGAAGCAAGAGAGCGAGCAAAAGCGCGCC